AGCTTCTTTTTGTTGTTGCTTTAAAAATATATTATGCTCTACGTCACCAGCAAGTCTAACCTCATTGATCTGCTTACTCAGGTCATAACGGTCCGCTTGCTGCTGGCCAGTGGTTAGATACAGTCTGTCGTAATCACCATTGGCAGCTTCGACCAAGGCACGCTTTATCGCTACATTGTAGTCGCTGGATTTGTCAGCGGCCTTGAACGGGCGGTCGGGGAGGGAGTTTTCTTCTTTACTTAAAACCTCCTGCAGCCTATATCTTGCATCAAGAGTGTCTCTATAATTTCTAACAACCTTTGTAGTAAATTCTATATCTTCTGGAATTCCTTGAATCTGAAATTCTTGCTGCTGTTTTAGGTAACTGTTATTAATTTCTTCTAGGCGATCTAATTCCCTTGACAGGGCTTTAGTTTCTGCAGTGTTTTTATAACCGAAGTCCTTACCTGCGGACGCCCAGTCATCCTGGATCTCTTCTATCAACAGACCTTTCTTATTTTCAGTATCCACGCGGTCATTCAGGCGAAGGGTCATTGCGACATTTTTTACGTCTGGGTAATGACCTCCCTGGTAAGTTAACCCGCGTTGATCTTGGTCAATATTAAACTGCAGGTTTACTATTTTCTCCCTCAAGTCATGCTTGCGAGTTTGTATCTCCTCACTAATAGAATATGCTTTGTCTCTTGCAGAAATTCTTTTAGACTCTACATCTAAAGGGACACCACCATCACGACGCATAAACTCTTGCGCTGTGGTAATCATCTCTTCGTTTAGTTTATTAGCTTCAGCAGATGCTGCGGTAAGTTCAGGAGAAATATCACCTTTTTGCGCCTGTAACAAGCTATCTAATTCGTTTTGATCCGCATGTCTACCTTTAGGCAGCTGGATTAAAATCTCGCGGTAGTTGTTGTTTTGAGCGCCACCACCTAATGTATATGCGGAGTATTTTGTTAAATTACCACCGCCAGTTAATTTTTGGGCAGCGTCTGCAGCATCATCAGCTTCCGCAAAACTTTGTAAAGCCCTTCCGTCACCGTCATAAACTATATACGGACCATCATCCGTAGAATAGTAATCAAAAGGCCCCTTTGCCTTATTGCCACCTAAGATAGTCTCATCCAGGCGAATCTGGTTATCATTGATATACTGCTGCACTTCCTGGCGAGGAATGTCATTACGACCCGCAAAGTTATCCTCAAAGCCAATAGCTCTTAATTCATCAGGCTTAACCTTACCTTTACCGGTCAGATCATTCATGTAGCCCTGCACGTTGCCACTCTTACGCTCTAGGTCCATTGCCGACTCGGCTGCCTGAGAATATAAACCAGTCTTAGTCGCCTGGCGCACCTTGCCAGGTAAAATCATTGAGCCCAATAACGCTGTACCTTCCAGCTGGTTAATAGGCTTCTCACCAAAGATATCGATTAATTCAGGCTTGGCATCCTGATACATTCCTATCGCACCACCCAGTGCATCAGCTGCGGACGGAAGTGGAAACTCATCGGCAGAAGCTAAGCCGCGGAAGTTCATTGCTGCGTTCATGCCCTGGCCCAGCATGTCACTAACCGTTGCAGCGTCACCCTGCAGCTCTGGACGGGCTAAAAGTTCTTCATCTGTACGCATATTACCCGTAAGAGCTTGCTTACCATAACGAACCGCATCATTAACAAAACCCTTAGCCATGTCAGGAATAAGGCCCAGCGCACTCAAATCCGCGCTGTCACCAGGGTGTTCGCCGCGTAATTGTGGATTAGACTGGTATTCGGGGTCAAATATGTCGATATCGTAGTCTGTATTCTCTCGCCATTGTTTTGCAAATGTTTCATCGTTGTTTATAAGGTATTGTAATATGTCTAATTGCTCGCTAGATAAGTCACTTGGATGGACGCTTAACACAGCTTTCTTATCGCTATCGGTTACTCGCGTATCGTTAATAAACTGATATTGAGGGTCAAATATGTCAATTTCGTCTGGATTCATCTGCCAAGTATCTCATCTAGTTCGTCAACATCATTTATCGAATTCACAAAGATAGGTGTGCCTGATCCAACATAGGCGCACGCAACATTGTAATCAAAAAACTCCCTAGCCTCATCATAATCCATGCCGTCTCTTTCAACAAGAATATCTATGCACAGCTCAACACTGTAAACAACACAGTCATCAGAACCATATTGACCACCGAATCCAATGATCGCACCATCAAATCCATCGGCCTTCATGGCTGAAGACGTTAAATCAGTCATTTAGCCCTCGCAGCTGCCTTAGCCTTCTTACCTAACTCACCAAAATGGAAAAGCTTCACGCTGGTCTTAGTGTGGGTCTTGCCCGAATGCAACGTACCATCAGCCATCTTATGCTTAGTGCCCGTATGCTCGCTGCCATCCTTCTTATAATGATTAACGCCCTTCATCTTGACTCTCCTCTAAATATCGCTGCAGAAATATGAACCACTGGTCCAACGTCATTACCACGGTCTGCGCGTTGTCGCGCTCCCAGGCTGGATTGACGGCGTAAATAGGCACGCAAACCCGTATAGCCTTATTGTTGAATTTATATATTAACACCGGAACACGGTCGGCGCACGCTTCACAGACCTGAACCCACCAGGACGGTGAGTACCACCAGCCCGACTTATACGCCTTGGCCTCAATAGCATGGCCAGGTATCTCAATATCACACATGCCAGCCGTCTGATATTGGTCCAGGTTACGCTTACATTGTATATCAAAGTCATTATCAACAAAAAAAGTATTTAGACGCTTTACCAGGTCGCGCTCGAAAGCTGCTCCCTTATTCCGTGAATCAGCCATCAGTCATTTCCTTTAGTTTAAAAAATTGAAAAAAATTTTACCCCCCCAGGCACTTTATCTGTGCAAAAAGTTGCACATTAAAATGAGATGGGCCTGGCATTATCTCATATGGATTTTTGGGTATTGAATGTACAAAACTCAAGTAAACCATTCCCGCTGGCCGGCGGCCAAAATATGGGGGTGCCCCTATAAAAAAAACAACCAGGTTTCGATTCTAATTGCCAGGTCCATAGGGGTCCAATTTTTCTGCCCTGCAGCCCAGTATACAGGCATATCAGGCTATAACGTGACCCCCGTGCTCACAGGGGTTTAAACATAAGCTGCCGAAACCCTAGGAAAATCTGCCCTATAGTACTGAAAACTATAAGAAAACCCTTTTTTATAACTTTTTTGAGGAATCCTGGGCTCTGGGCGGGCGGAGGGCCATACGTTGTTTACTGAACCAAAAATAATCAACCCATAACCTCACAGGTCCTTAGTGCTGTACTCTCCCTTGATGCCCAGCAAATCGTTCAATCGCTCCTTGATATCCTCCTTGGTCATGCGCTCCAGGTTAGCGTTGATGTTAAGGTTTTGGCTACGTTGTATTGACAATCCAGCCAGGCTGTTGAGCTCCTTCACTGCACTCACTGCAGCGTTGTAGTTGCCCTGGTCGAATGATGTCTCGGCTATGTTCCATAGCATCGCACCGGTCTTCTCTGGTGTGATGGCATACTTCTCTCGCAGCTCTTCCTGGGCAATGCGTACTGCCTTTGTCACCTTCGGATGGTCTCTGCCGTTAAGCATCTTCGATGCAGCGTTAGCCGGAAAGCTAAAGCCTGCTCTTCGAGCTGCCTCAGTCTGTCCGCATGCACCTTCGGTGTAGTGCCATACAAATCCTGCTTGCATATCAGTGATACCTAGCTCCGCATCCGCTACAAATTGTATGGGTGCGTTGGTAAGCTTGGGCTTATCCTTCTTGGGTCTGCCTAGCTTTTTGTCTTCTTGAGCCATATATCCCCCACCTGTTTTGCGAACATCCGTTCGGCCTCACCATTGCCCATCGGTCTGTCCCCATACGCTTCTCGCTCGTCACCGTTGACGATTCTCCACCGTCTGTAATTATCCAAATACTCTTGATCTTCGTCGTAAATAAAGTCTTCCATCATCTTCTCCAGTGTACAGTGTAGGGTATGGTAGGTGTCCTATACTAAGGCTATATAACACTATATAAACTATATATATATACTGTTTATACTTATATAAAACTACTCTACCTTAAAGACTATACCCTACCCTACCTATTATAAATTAGCTTTAATATCAATAACTTACATCATGTCCTAACAGTGTACAGGGTATAGCTACCTTCAATGTGCAACATCCTATACATTATCGTGTCCACTTATACCAACTTTGCACATCGACACGATATCGACGATATGCCACCCTCATCACCCTACCTCACCCTCACGCTTCCCACTTCGGTGGGGGTGGAAAGTTGTCGTCCGCCTTGATGACTGAGTCATAGTCCAGGTCGTATATCTTCTTGCCATTACTATACCTTGGTTCTACACCGCGATCAGCAAGTACCCGTGCAGCGTCCTTGAAGTCCGCCATCCTTGGATTATTGATCCCCATGTCTCTGAGTAGGTGGGTCATCTGCACAGGCTTAGTGTCTGCACTCTTAAACCGTATGTATTGTAGCAGCAGGTCTTCGACCGCACTCTGTGTTCTAAAGAATTCATTACTATCCTGCAGCATAGCGCGCTCTTCGCTGGTAAGAAACCAAGATCTATTCTTGCCCTCGTACATCGTGGTCTTGATCTCTGCCCACACCTGCTGCATGTTCAGACCATGCCGCCAGTCTATCTCAGTCACCGGTACAACCCAGAACCGTCTGTTGCCGCTGGTATCAATAAGGAATTCCTTCTCATTAACACTGGCATAGAATGCTGTGCGCCGCTGGTAATTACTAAATGCTCGGTCATACGGTAGCCGCAGCTCATCGCTTCTCTTGGTTAAGAACGCCTTCAGCTGGTCAATATCCGCACGCTTAAACGTACTGCCCAGCTCTCCGAGCTCACAGATCCAATGGCTAACACACTGCTTTACACTGTCCTTATCCTGGGGGTTGAGTGTTGCACCCTCCAGCAGCCAGTCCTTATTCGGTGCCAGGCTATTAAACCACTGCGTCTTACCGACCGCTTGAGCGCCCTGGAATACCAGGATACCCTCCAAATTAGCTCCGCCCTCCTCGCACGCTGCAGCCACACAACCTAGCAGCCACTTCTTCATCAGCATCTCTTTGAGCTCATCATTCGGACTCTTGATAGTATCCAGGAACATCTGCAGCCTAGCCTTACCATCCCAGGGTTCGCTCTCCATCCACTCCTTAACTGGGTTGTACTCCCTAGCCAATAGCTTGAGGTTGAACCGTACCCTCTCATGCGGTATCCCCATCTTGATACACCGGTCCTCTATCTCAATGATCGCTGCGTCATCCTTTAAATCAGCAATAAACTTCTGGTTAGGGATCTCAATCTCAATCGCCTTCTTGATGACGTTGTAATCAACCTCGATCTGATTAGTAACCAGGACACCGCGGTGATTATCTTTGGTGTGTAGGTATCGCCCATTGCTGTTGCGCTCAAAATCAAACTCCGCCGGGATAACTACCTCTTGGAGCGAGGGCATTATCTCGCCAACCATCGCCTCCTTATGGTCATTGTAATCACCCTTGGACTGCGGCATTAACACCTCAGCCTGGCCACCCCCAGCTTTTATTACCTGGGCAGCCTTGATTGCTTCCCTCTCGCCAGTCGCATTGTCATCAAAGTCCGCTATGATGACATGCTTAGCCTGGGCAAAATGTCCGAATATAACCTCGGCAACCGGCGCTAAGTTGTACGCATCAAAGCTCACTACCACCGGCTGCTTCATATCCTGGTAGTAACTGGCAGCAGTGGCATACCCCTCGCAGTAGTTAATAGTGTGTGCATCTTTCAATAGGTCCTGGCCCAGGATGAAAAAGCTCGCCTTCTTCTTGGAACCCGTCAGGAACATCTTGCCCCCGTCGTCGTCGATATACTGCAGTCCAACGATTGTGAGCGCCTGGTCCAAGAGCGGAACCATCATCCGACCATCAGCATGCTGCTTCAGACCGTGACTCTCTACATTCTTTTTGGTTAGGTATGGATGCTCTGTACAGGCAGCAGCAGCCTCCCAGATATTTTGACTGCGCTTCGCAGCTCTGTTGTTGCGCTCTTCCTTCTTAGCCTGGGCCTCATCCTGCAGCAGCTTAATCTCTTCCCGCTGCTCATCAGTCATCTTATAGTTACCACTGTTATTAGGTCGCCAGGTAGATGTTGGGTTGGCACTATCGATTCGGTAGTCACCGCAGCGACCAAAGGGAATGGTCTGGTCTGCCCAGAATTGATACCAGCCGGTAAGCTTATGCTTACCATCGACATCCATATATGCTCTACCAATGCTGCCATCAACTAGCAGGCCCTTCTTCTGGTCTAAGCTGAGGCCATTCTCAGCCAAGAACGCTTCAAATTCTTGTCTAAAGTTGCCCGTTATGGGCCTTGTGTAATCTTTCTGGTTTGTCTCGCCGACTATAAATGACATTTTAGGTTGATCCCTCCGTTAGAATGTGTAGAATAGTGCAAACTATTACAAACAACAACCCTAAACGAGAGGAATTTGCAAATGGCACTCACAGCAAGCGCAGGAAGTGGAGGAGAATCATCCTTCGAGACAGTACCCCCAGGCTCTTACGAGGCTATCTGCTATCGATTAGTCGATGCAGGAACAGCTGAGGAAGATTACAAAGGCGAGATATCCAAGAAGCATAAGATTTATATCTTCTGGGAGATCCCTGAGCTCACCCTCAATGATGGCCGACCGTATTCTATCTTTCACGGATATACTTTGTCACTTAATGAGAGATCTAATTTACGTCGTGACCTCCAGGCATGGAGAAACAAGCCCTTCTCTGAAGAAGAGCTCAAAGCATTTGACCTAACCAAGCTGTTAGGTGTCACCTGTAAGATCAACGTGGTCCTTAACAGTAACGGTAACGCCAAGGTCGATGGCATATTCTGCTCTGACAACGGCGCAAAGAGAGTAACAACAACCAACCCAACGTCAGTATTTGACCTGGAAGAATACTGCAAAGAATTCTCCGGTGAAGAGTGCGAGGGCAGCAAGGCTGCTTGTGATGTTTATGAAGAGCTACCGCGCTTTATACAGTGGCGTATCTCTGGTTGTGATGAGGCTGACAAGGACCAGGTGCGTCCATGTTTTGAGGTTGCAGCCGCTATGAAGAAAGGCAAGCCCGCGCCCGTGCAAACACCTAAGCCAGGTGGACTTGAAGCAATGGCAGCAGACCAGGCAGCAGCGACATCGAAGCCAGCTAAAGAGGCGGCAGCTGCGCCGTTAATTGATGACGAAGATATACCATTCTAGGAGCTTTTATGAAGACAAAACTAAGCGCGAATGAGGCCAATGATCTGCTGGTATTTCAGCGGGCTAATGGCCTGAGTAACACATCGATGGCAGAGCACCTGGGCGTCAGTCCTGGTGTTTGGACCAGGGCAATGGCTGGAGATGCAGTCAGGATAGGCAGCTACAAAAAGCTAACCGCAAGCCAGGTTGACCAACACTGGTCCTATGAGCTGGCAAGTTTGCAGCCAAGCACGTTAGATATAGAAATGGGAGAAGCCCATGATATGGTCAACTCACCAGCACACTACTCTGACTCATCCATAGAGTGCATTGACGCTATGGTGGCAGCCTTCGGCCAGGAGCGGGTCCAAGACTACAGTGAGATTGCAGCCTTTAAGTATCAATGGCGCTGCGGCAAAAAGCTGTACAACGACGCTAACCAGGACAAGGCCAAATCAGTTTGGTATTTACGTTACTCAATGGGGGACGACCCCAGGGAAGATTAGTATGGATTTTAAAGTAGGCATTTATGAAGACCTTGACTACCCAACCTATGACTCGATACCAGCGTGGAGATCCCACGACCTGACCTCAATTGCTAAATGTCCTTTTACCTGGAAGAATCGTAAGTTCAACAACTCCCCCGCTCTCTTAGAAGGCAGGGTCCAACACACTGTGTTCCTGGAGCATCATAAATTCCATGATGAGTTTGCCCTGGAACCTAATGTGGACCGACGAACCAAGGTTGGAAAGGATGAGTACCAGGATTGGCTTTCTACTGTGGGAATCAAAACACCCTGCAAGCAAGATATGTATGAGGTGTGTATGGAAAGGCGCGAGGTGGTGTCAGATTTCATCCCTAAGCCTGAGCACCGTGTTGAACTAACACTCTGCTGGGAATGGATGGGACAGCCGTGTAAGGGCAAATTAGACTGGCACACCGGCACTGACATATGGGATTTAAAGACCTGCAGAGATGCATCACCCAGGGGTTTTAAGTCAGCAATCAACACGTT